GCGTGGGCGTGTAGCGCCTGCCACGACGCGATAGACCGCCGGTTCCGTACCGACCTTGACCGAGACTATGTGCGCCTTGCTCACCTTGAGGGCATGGTGCGAACCATCGCACAACTACGCAAAGAGGGCTTGATATGACCCGCGACGACATCATCCGACTAGCCGAACAAGCCGGGATCGTGTTTCGCTTGACTAGCACCGACGTTACGGTGGAGAAGTTGCAGCGATTTCTAGAACTTGCACAGGCGCCACGTACCCGTGGTTTCTTATGGTTCTGGCTCCGACCCGAAGGTGGTGTACATAAGCCGGGATTAAACCTGACTCTACCGGGCAATGGGTTTGTCCTGACGTTGTACACACGACGATTTAAGTACCGATTCCGTTTCTGCCGTGGAATAAAACCACACTTTTTATGGAGCAAAGAAAATGAACAAACCCATTACCGTTAATCAATTCGCGGAAGATATTGAAACAATAGCGGATAAGGTCGCCGCTAAGTATTACCCAGAACACGAACGAGAAAAAGCCAAGGTGATGTTATTGAATTCCTATGGTCGAGCGATGTTTACAGACAGCAGAGAAAACGAGAGGAACATGCCATGACCCGCGACGATATAACCGACAAAGAACTACTTGAACTTGCTGCGAAGGCGGCGGGGTATTCTTTTGATGGCACGACTTTGCGAAATACCAGCACCGACTTTGAATATAACGGATGGAACCCACTCGACGACGACGGCGATGCGTTGCGACTGGCGGTGAAGTTGGAAATAAATTTGTCGTTTTCACAGGATTGCGCTTTTGGATTTTGGATTGGTACCCCGAAAGATGGAGAAGATCTTTCCAGCCACGCCCGCCGAGCCATTGTCCGAGCCGCAGCAGAGATTGGAAGGAAGATGACATGACCCGCGACGACATGAAAGACTGGATCAAACAATTATGCCCAGAGATTGCAGGTTGGCAGGTTGATTTGATTGTTGAACAGGTTGATCTTGCTGTTGCAGCCGAGCGGGAGGCGTGTGCGAAGGTGTGTGAAGAAAATTTGCGAGATGAGTATTTGCGCCAAACCCGACCTATACAAGAGGAAGTTATGTTGCTGGCTGCTATTGCAGACTGCGCCGCCGCCATCCGTGCGAGGGGGGAGAGCAAATGACTGATGAATGGATTGCCTGTATTAAGAAGCCTGTGGTGGTTCATGTGCGTAAACAACGTCCCGGCGAAACATACGTTAGCACCCGAGAGGGTATTACTCCGGTGAAGCCTGACGACCTGATTATGCGTGGTGTGCAAGGTGAGGAATACCCGATTGGGTTGGACATCTGGCTGGCTACTTACGAAAAGGTGGAGACATGACCCGCGACGATATAACCGACAAAGAACTACTTGAACTTGCTGCGAAGGCGGGGGGACTTGCTTTTTGGAGCGAGAATGAATGGAACCCCCTCGTTGACGACGGCGATGCGCTGCGGCTGGCGGTGAAGTTGGAAATAAATTTGTCGTTTTCACAGGATTGCGCTTTTGGGTTTTGGATTGGTACCCCGAAAGATGGAGAAGATCTTTCCAGCCACGCCCGCCGAGCCATTGTCCGAGCCGCAGCAGAGATTGGGAGGAACATGAAATGACCCGCGACGACATCATCCGACTGGCGCGAGAGGCTGGATGGCACGATGAACTTTTATCGGTGTCATTCACTGAGCCATTGCTTGAACGTTTCGCCACCCTCGTTGCCGCAGCCGAGCGGGAGAAGGTAGCCAAATGGATGATTGACCGTGGCTACACCACAGGCCACGGCGACACCATTGAAGATTTGCTTGAGGAGTTAGTGCGTGAGGTGAAGTCATGAGTTTTTGGGTAGATACGCCATACACCACGGCCTACGTCCGTAACGAGTTTCTGTACGACCAACAGAAAGGCCACGGAGAATTCACCGAGGTAACCGTGTTTGGTTTTCGCGCCGAACCCATGCGCGTACCCATGTTTCAGCTTATGACGGCCAACGGGGCGCAATGGGCGCGTATCCCTATCCATGCCCTATGCAGCAAGCCCTGCCCCGTCATGAGCCTCCAGATTGCTTGCTGGTGGGATTCTTTTAGCCGGTTCTGCGAGGTGCGTGAGGTGCAATTCCTGCGTAACCACCGCGTCAAGGCTATCGGGCGTGATGGTGTGCAGCGCCCCGGCGTGTATCTTTTCACCGTGTTTTGGGCTAATGGTGGGTGGAGTGAAATACCTGACCAGAGCAAGGATCATCACATTATTGCGTTAGACGATGGGCAATGGATTGCGTACCCCAACAACAGGCTGTTGTGGTGTGACCCGTCTTGGATTGGCGGGGATGTTCCGAGGGATTGGAAATCCCCGTCAATGTCTTACAGCGTGGAGGCATTACCGTGAGATGGATCATTGATCTGTTCCGTAAACTCAAGGCTAACCGTGACCGTGAATGGCGCTCTGTGCCAGCCCCTAACTGGCGATGTGCGCGTGGAGGGCGGGATATATGGTGAAACGATGCGAACTGACAGGCTCGCTGATAGATGATTTATCCCCGCCGGGGGCGTGGAAAGAGGAGCTAGAGCGTATCCCTTGGGGGTACGGTCAAAAGCAGGGCGACAGGCTCTCTAATGCGTTTGTAGCGATGCGGCGCATGGGGCTACACGATGAGGCGTCTTTGTTGGAACTAGAAATTAAGACGCTTCGCAACGAAATAGAGTATTTGCTTAACCGTTAAGGTATAGCGCCCGCTCATCCTGACGCCGCTTTACAAGGCCGGGTAACACTCGGCCACCGGCTTTTGTCCATTTCATAAACTCGTCGGCGGCTTCTTCAAACTCGCCACGATTGGTTTTCATGCGTAGGCTGGAGCGTTGCAGGTTCCCAAGACCGACGTTGAAGGCAAAACTCACCAATGCGTCAAACCGGCCTTGATGACCAACAGCAGCAGGGCAAAGTCGGGCCACGCCGCGCTCAAACCGGCCAAGGTCTTGAGCAAGGATAGCGTCCACCTCTCCCATAGTGAGGATGCGATCCCAGCCCTCGGGTATCGGTAAGGTGCGCCGTTCCTCATATTTCACCGCCGCGTGTGAGGGGTCTATAACGTGACCAACCCCGACCGTCCATAACAACGCAGGACACCGATAAGGGCGTGTTCTGACGCCCTCATGGTGTTTGATCATGTTGATCGCAGCAGGGCTAACCTTCACTTCTTGCCGAAAGCCTGCGTGCCAAACCAGAACGCAATGATGCTGCTCAAAATCAGCATCTCGTCGTCCGAAAACACTTCAGCCATTGCAGCAGCAAACGGCACGCCCGTGTTGTAGGCATACCAAACGCCTGCGATGTTGATGGCGACCAGTTCTAGCACAAAAATGTAGGTCACAACCGGACGCACCGAGGCACGCAGGTTGATCATCCATTGGGATGCGCCTTTGCCAATCTCAATGTCGTGGTTGTACAGGGCTTGGCGTTCCTCGGCAGCCGTCTGCGTCTGGATTTGCTCCAATTTGATTTCCTCAACCCGTGCCTGCGCGATAAACCCACGTTCTGCGAGGGCTAGTTCACGCTCTTTCTGGGCGGCAACCAAGGCAAGCTCATGCTTCTTGTCTTGGCGGTCTTGGAAGATTTGCAGAATCTTGGGCAAACCGCCTGCGAGGAACGATAGGAACGTGCTAACCATCGTCATCATTTGGAAGCCCTCACAACGTCGTCGCCCTTGGTGACGGTGACATGATCGCCTTCAACATCCACGCGCATCGGCTGCTCTTTGCGATCCAGCCGGTCTAGTTTGGCGATGAGTTCCTTAATCACCTCAAACTCGGGCTTTTCTTCCTTCTCCACCGTGCCTGCGATGCTAGCAAGCATGGAAATAAGGGCGGTCAGCGAGGCACCGAGCAGCCCCATCACGGCGGCGATCTTGTCCGAATCCAGCGCAAGGCTAGACAGTACACCGATGACCACAATGGCCGTGATGTATTTTAGCCCGTCCTTGCCGATGGCCTTACCGGCTACGTCTTTGGCAGACGACTGTGCCTCAAGCCGTTGCAACTCGGCCTGTATCTGCACCTTAAGCAATTGGATGTCGGTAACGTCGTTCATTTTAAAGCGTTAAGAAGCATGACGCCCATGCTGCCGAGTGCGCCAAGCAGGATGACGATAATGGCACCGCCAACTTTCAGCACTAATTGCTCAAGGCGCTTGAGGCGAGCGTGAATGGCCTCGTACCGTACTGTGCAAACATCAATGTGGCTGGTAACGGTCACTTCTAGCTCTTGGACTGATGTCACGGCATACCCTCAACTGCGACCCACGACAACGTGGCTTCATCCCAACGGTACATCTTGGGCGGTTCGCCCGTACCGGCATCTGCTGGCATCGGCACCGGAGCTTGCCACTTTGCATCAGCGTCCAGCGTCCACGACGGGTACGGCTGCGGCGCTACAAAAGCGTCAAGGTCAGCGCGGTAGGTGTAGCCGATACCAGCGTAGTTCTTGCGAATGTTGCCGTGGTAACTGGTTTGCTTCCAGTTACCGCCGAGCAACTTTTGGCAAAACGCCACGCCAATGCTTTCCACCTCGTTGCCGTTGGCGTCCGAGGTGTCGGAGTTGGCTACGACGATGACCCGCAGCACAACATTGTTTGAGTCAAGTTCAGCAAAATGAGCCATTGTCTTACTCCTTCAAATGCAATGCGGTCAGGCTGCTTTCGTCTCCAACGTAGCCAACCGGGAAAGTGTTAAACGCAAGGGAAACGCGATCATCGCCCTGCACGGTTTCTACCATGTGCGTCAGGCTTGACGGGAACAGCATTAAATCGCCAGCGCCAACCTCAAACCACCACGAATCGCTGTTGTAGAGGTTGTAATTGTCGGTCGGCAGTTTGATCTGCTGATAACCGTCTTTGTAAAAGTAAATCTTGTCCCGCTCACGGGCAGCCTTGAGGTACAGCACCCCAGACACAAACGAGTTGGGATGCGCGTGTTTGTGGTGGTACTGACCGGCCTTGGTGTAGTTCAGCCACGATTGCGTCAGGCGTAGCGTAACGTCGTGTTTCGGCGCATAGATTGAGCGCAGATACTCGTTGACGCTGGCCTCGGCAAACGCCTTGAGGTTTGCCATCGTGTCGTGACGCAGCACATAGCGGTCATCGCTTGTCGTGTTGCCCATGTTGCTATGCGTCGGCTGCTCGTCCACAAACGCCATTTCCTCGGCGGTGTAGTCCCGTCCAAGTTCAAACTTGGCGACAGCCGTAGGAAAGAGGTTGTATGTAATCACGCAACCGCCTTTTCAATCTGGGCAACGTAGTCGTCAAACGCAGCCTGCTGCTCGGGCAACAGGATCGTCGGCACCGCGTCCTCAAGTTCTTTGATTTTTTCAATCGTGAACATGATTTCGTCCCACGACGGCTTGGGGCGCGGATCTTCCCAGCGGGTGATCTCGCGGTTGCTGATTTCCCACTTTGCGCCGGGGCGAAGCAAGTGCATCGCCGTATCAATGCCCATGAGTTGATAGGTTTTCATGTGAAGTTGACCTTGAGGATTACGATACCGGAGCCGCCAGCGCCGCCGGCTTGGCAAGCCGTATTGTTTCTGCCGCCACCGCCACCGCCTCCGGTGTTAGCCGTGCCTGCTGAACCGGCTGTGTCGGATGAAGCGCCGCCATTGCCGCCACCACCTGTGCCGCCTGTGCCAGCGGTATTGTTGGAGTTACTTCCACCACCACCACCACCTGCGTAAGTGACGCTGCTACCGGAAATACTAGATGCGGTGCCATTACCGCCGTTGCCGCCTGCTTCTGATGCGCCGGGGCTTGCTCCGACCGCAGATGCGCCGCCACCACCGCCAGCGCCAGCGTTACCGCCGGTTGCGCCTGCGCCACCGTTACTGCCTTGAGATGGCGAAGTGCTAGGCGTGTTGCCAGAACCAGCACCACCGCCGCCTGCGCCACCGCCACCAGACCCACCGTTGCTGCCGGTTGCGGTGCCAGAACCGTCGCCACCTTTGCCGCCGCCGGTGGACGTAATCGTGCTAAATACGGAATCTGATCCGTTAGTTGCTACACCAGTATTGGTGCCGGCAGTACCACCACCGCCAACAGTTATTGTGTACTCGGTTCCTGCGGTAATTGCCAATGCAGTTCCTGTGCGGAAACCGCCTGCTCCACCACCGCCTCCACGACACCAGCCAGCGCCACCACCCCCCGCAACAACGAGGTAGTCAACGCTCACCGCACCCGCTGGTGCAGTCCACTTCTGCGATGACTTGAAGGTGAAGATTGTGGACGAGCCGATGTCGTACTTGAGGATGACGATACCGGAACCGCCCGTGCCGCCGTTTCCGCCGCCTGCGGCTCCACCGCCGCCGCCGCCTCCGGTGTTAGCGGTTGCATTACCGCCATTTCCAGAATTAGACCCGTTTGCGCCGCCACCAGAACCGCCTGTTCCAGCCGTGCCGGGGGCAAATGAACCACCGCCACCGCCGCCACCATAAGTTACGGACGATCCTGAAAGCGTTGACGCAGTTCCAGCGCCGCCGTTGCCAGCAGCGCCAGTTGTTCCATTTCCGTTGCCGCCGACTGCTGACGCGCCGCCGCCGCCTCCGCCTACGTTATAGGCAACATATGTGCCGCCTGTGCCGCCATTGTTGCCTTGAGACGGAGAAACAGATGGAGTGTTGCCGTTTCCTCCAGCATTTGAGCCAGAAGATTGAAATGAACCGCCACCGCCTCCAGAACCGCCATTTGACCCTGCGGTTTGATAAGCGCCACCACCGCCACCGCCAGCAGAAGTAATAGTGCTAAATATAGAATTATTGCCAGCGCCGCCATTTGCGCTTGTGCCAGCGGTACCCCCAGCGCCAACCGTAATTGTATAATCAGTTCCCGCCGTTACGGAAAGTCCAGTTCCCGTGCGGAATCCACCTGCGCCACCGCCACCAGCAGCGTTATAGCCACCACCACCGCCACCCGCGACGACAAGGTACTCCACCGCGCTAACACCGCTCGGGCAAGTCCATGTGCCGCTAGAAGTGAACGTGGCTACGACAGATTGGACGGGGAC